CTGATGCTCAATTTGGCAGCGTAGAAGAGGGTTATGATGATGCTATATCTGATGATCAATTTGGCAACGTAGAAGTTGATACAATAGCAGAGCTAACTACTGCAGCAACTCCAGACCAACTAACCGCACAACTAGAAGCGTTGTCTGCAAGATCAGCAGCAGAAAAAGCTCAAGGCTTGCAAGATTTAATGGACATGGGTATATTTGGATATAATGATGCTGTTGAGAGAGGATATGTTGGCCTTATAGATAGAGCTGAAAAAGATTTTGATCTTGATGTTGCACGGGAAGTTGAAGCAAGGTATGGTCTTGAACGAGGACAAGTAACTCCTGCTGCTGTAGGAGGTTTTTCCTATACTGGTCCAAACTCAACAGCAGCGGGTCTAAGTGAAATGGGCAATGCTGCTAGAGATGTAGCAGTAGCTCATTTTAATGCATTTCAAAGTCTGCCTAGTCTTACGGGTATTGTTGGTGGTCTTTTTGGACTTAATATGCCAGGAGATATAAATATGGGACTAGGTGTGAGGTCGGCTCTAGGTTTACCCTCGCCCAGTGAACTAGGTAAAGATGTATCTGGTCTGCTAGATTCCTTAGGATTACCCTCAATGCCCGGCAGTCTTGATGAAGCAGCTTTTTCTGCAGTACAGGCCGCAGCCGAAGCGGCAACCGACTTTGATTTAAGTGCATCAGCCATTGCTGAAGGTTTTTTTGATTCTGCATTTGGTACAGAAGAAGAATCAGTTGAAGATGTAGACTCTAGGGATTCAGGAACAGGAAAGGGAAATGATCTAGGATCACCTTCTTCTAGTGTTGCTGACATTGGTTCTCAGGCTGAAAGCGCAGAAGAAAGTATAGATATAAACTTAGATGGTAATGAGTTGATTCCACAGTTAACTCCTCCAGTTCAAACAGCATCAATAGGCGCTCCTGAATTAACTGTGACACCCTTTAAAAGACCAGAACAAAAACAAGCATCGTCCACAAATATAGAATCAATACTCGAACAAATATACGGAAGAAAAACTGCTTCAGAATTATTAAATAGGAATATAGCATAATGGCAACAGAACGTAACCCTTTTGATACAATATCGAAACAAGAAACAAATATTATACCGCTTGTAGTTGAAGAAGATAGTGGTGCAACTTTTGAACTTGATGATGATGGAGGAGTTACTGTAGATTTTTCTGAGGTTGTTGAGATGAAGGCTTCTGAAGATATTGCCGAGTGGTATGGCAATATGGTCGATGATATGGATGAAGATGATCTTGCAGATATTGCAGAAACTGTATTAGAAAATTTTGAAGCTGACAAAGATTCCCGTGCTGAGTGGGAGTCAATGTTTGAACGTGGCTTTGATTTGTTAGGTCTGAAGCTAGAGCAGGGTACAGAACCTTTTGAGGGTGCATGTACTGCTGTACATCCCTTGTTGATTGAGTCTGCTGTCAAGTTCCAATCCAAAGCATCAGGAGAATTATTCCCATCCAGCGGTCCTGTCAAGGCACAGATATTTGGCAAGTCCACAACTGAAAAAGAACTACAGGCTAACCGTGTACAGAACTTTATGAACTATCAAGTAACAGAGCAGATGCCTGAATACTTTGATGAGTTTGAAAGAATGTTGTTCCATCTCCCCATTATTGGTTCTGCATTTAAAAAGCTTTACTATGACGCCACTACCAAGCGTCCCAAGTCTGAGTTTATTCCCATTGACCAGTTCTATATTTCTTATTATGCAACTGATCTTTCCAATGCAGATCGTTACACACATGTAATATATCGCAGTCCTGTTGAAATAGCACGGGATATTAATGCTGGTGTTTATCAGGATGTTGACCTACCAACCCCATCATCTAATAATATTACAGCTTTTGCAGAGAAGATGGATACCATTATTGGTTTGTCCCCTTCCTCAGACAGTGATCCTCAGTATGTTCTACTAGAGCAACACTGTTATCTTGATATTGAAGAAGATGATATCCCTCTTCCATATATTGTTACTGTTGAGAGTCAGTCTCGGCAGATACTAAGTATTCGTAGAAACTATAAGCAAGATGACCCGAACAAAGAAAAAATTAATCACTTTGTGCATTATAGGTTTGTTCCGGGCTTTGGTTTCTATGGTCTTGGTCTTATACACTTCCTTGGTAATTTGACTATGAGTGCTACTGCGGCAATGCGTTCGCTGATAGATGCAGGGCAGTTTGCAAATCTACCGGGTGGTTTTAAGGCCAAAGGAGTACGGATAGTTGGAGACAACGATCCTATTGCTCCCGGCGAGTTCAAGGAGGTTGAAGCAACTGGTATAGATTTGTCAAAGGCTATTGTTCCCCTTCCCTATAAAGAGCCTTCCTCTACTCTATTCCAGATGTTGAATTTCGTGGCTAATGCTGGTCAGAAGTTTGCGGACAGCACGGAGCAGGTTATCTCCGATGCTGCCTCCTATGGACCTGTTGGAACTACAATGGCGCTTCTTGAAGCAAGTAGTAAGTTCTTCAGTGCTATTCATAAGCGTCTGCATAAAGCTCAGAAAGATGAGTTCAGAATCCTTGCTCGTATTGATTATGATTATCTTCCAAAGGAATATCCTTATGATGTTCCCTACGAAGATCGCAGTATCTTCAGAGAAGATTTTGATGGTCGTATAGATATTATTCCTGTAAGTGATCCTAACATTCCCAGTAACGCACATCGTATGATGATGGCGAACATGGCTCTGCAAATGGCGCAGCAGTCTCCTCCGGGCATGTTTAATCTGGAAGAACTTAACAGAACAATTCTTAACGCTGCTAACATGCCCAATGTTGATCAGATACTCCCACCAAAGATTGAGCCAAAACCTCTTGATCCAGTATCTGATATCATGGCTGCTACCAAGGGTGTGCCTATTGCGTCTTTCCCCGGTCAGAACCATGATGCACATATTCAGGTTAAGATGGCTTATCTACAAGACCCTATGAATGGTGCTAATCCTATTATGCAGCGTATTGGTCCAATACTTCAGGCCAATATTCAGGAACATTCTATTATGAAATATCAGGAACAGATGAATGGTATGACTGATCAACTAATGCAGCAAGCTCCTTCTGATCAGGCACAGAATCCTGCTGTTGTTGAGATGGTTATGGCACAGGCTGCACAGCAGATACTCAATGCCAATCAGGCAATGGGTCAGGCACAGTCTCCTGAACAGCAGCTTGTATCTCTGGAACAGGCAAAGGTTGAGCTTGAGAAACAGAAGCTACAGTCTGATACTATGGTACAGGCCGCAGAAATGGAACTGAAGACTAAGAAACTTAAACTTGAAGAAGCTGATCAGATCATTGATCTTCTAAAAACCAATGCTACTAATAGCATGAAGGAAGAAAAATCAGAGCTTGATCGTCAGGCTAAACAACGTATTAAAGAACTGGATATTGAAGGTAAACTAAATATTGAAGAGTTTAAAGTAACATCAGAAAATGAAAGAGAAGTAGGCCGAACAATTAAAGATATGTTACAGGCCCGTATGAAAAACGATAAAGATATGGAAGAAAAAGCTCTTGAAGCTTTGACCAAATTAGCAATAGATCAAAAGGAGAATAACTATGATGAAGAAGGGTAAGGGATATCCCGAACATGTCAAGGATACGTCCAAGAGTTTTGGCGATCCTTGGGCAGCAGGGGTATATGGTGGGAGAGCGCCTCGCAGTGAGTTTAATGAATGGGAAGATTCAAGCTGGAAGTTCCCTGAACCTGTGAAGAAGACTCGCCAAAATAAATGAATATCTGGGACGAAGTAGTAACAGAGTTCAATGTTGAGATTAACAATCTTAGGACTACACTGAGTAATGGTTCTGCGGAAGATTACTCACACTATCGACAGATTGTCGGGTCTATTACTGGAATAGAGTGGGCCAGAGACAATCTGACAGACATTGTAAAAAAACGCATGTATATGGAGGATGACTAAAGAGATGCAACAAGTAAGTATGGGTGGTGCGATCAAGAACGATCTTTGGATTACCGACGCAAAAGAAGCTCCTGATCCCTCTCCACTTCCAGAACTACCGGGATTTCACGTTCTGGTACGTCCTGTTTCGGTAAAAAGCGTGACAAAGGGTGGTATTCTTCTACCAGACTCCACCAAAGATGACATGGCTTATCTTACCACTGTGGCACAGGTACTCTCTCTTGGAGACTTGGCCTACAAAGATGTGAATAAGTTTACGGATGGAGCTTGGTGTGCTGTGGGAGACTACGTATGCTATGGTAAACATGCCGGAACTAAGATGGTTTACAAAGGTGTCAGGCTTATTCTGCTCTTTGATGACCAGATTATTATGAAAGTGGGCGACCCCAAAGATTTAGATCCTACCTTTAATTTAGGAAAGGGGTCCAACTAATTTGGGGAAATCAATATAGTGTGATATAATATTAATAACGTAAATCGTTTGTATCGTTAGCAACGGAGAGAAAAATGGCTGAGAAAGATGAATGGGGCGATATCGAAGTTCCAGAAGAAGAAGTAGAGTACGAAGTTGAACAGGATGAGCCAGAAGAAGTAATTGAGGAACAACCTGTTGAGGCTAAAGAAGTAGAAGAAACACCTGAACTTGAGGGTATTGAAACCAAGGGTGCAGAGAAAAGAATTCGCCAACTTATTCGTCAGCGCAAAGAGCGGGATGAAGAAGTGGAAAGACTGCTGGAAACTAATAAACAACTTTCCAACACATTAAGAGAAAAAGAACAAGAAGTTTTTCATGTTAGTAAGAATAGTTTAGAAGTATCTGAAAAGCAGTTAACAGATAAAATAGATATGGCCCGTCAAGCCTATCTTGAAGCTTTTGAAGAAGGTGATAAAGACAGAGTGCTTAAAGCACAGGAGATGCTTAACGAAGCTCAGGGTGATCTAAAGAATGTTACCTCGGTTAAGTCTCGTTATGCTCAAGAATATGTATCACCTCCTGAAACTCAACAGCAAACTCAGCCTGTACAACGAAGAGATAGACGTGCAGAAGAATGGGCTGGTGATAACGAATGGTTTGGCAAAGATAATATCATGACTGCCGCTGCTTTGGCAATCGATGCTGATCTGAAAGAACAAGGATATAGTCCAGATGATGAAGACTTTTATGAAGAAGTCAATAACAGGATTCAAAACGCTTTTCCGCACAAGTTTGGAGAAGATGAGGAACGTGTGCAGGGAAACACGAAAAAACCTGCTCAGGTGGTGTCGGGGGCTTCACGCTCGTCTCCGAGTTCTAATAGGAAGATTAAACTTTCTAAAGAAGATGTAACTATTGCTAATAAATGGGGAATCCCACTTGAAAAGTATGCCGCCGAAAAGCTTAAGGTAACGCAAGCTGAAGGCGAGTATACAAATATTAATTAGAGACGTGGAGGAAATAAGATGAATACACGAAATGAATCACGTAGTAGTGATGTTCGGGAAAACAACATGAGAGAAGATGATTGGACCTTTGAGGAGCCTAATGCTCTTGAGCTACCAGACTCGGTGAGAGCCAAGTTTGATGCTGAAGGAATGGCTCACCGCTGGATACGTATTTCTGTCAGAGGCGTCGATGATGTTCTTAATGTTGGCAAAAGACTTCAAGAGGGATGGGTGCTTGTAACCCCCGATGAAGTTCCTGAAATGGCTATCTCATCTGCCGTGAGAGATGAAGGTCGGTATCAAGGTGCAGTCTGTCGTGGGGACTTGGCCTTGGCAAAAATGCCTGCCGGAAAAGTTAAGGCTAAGAGGACTTTTTACGAAAATAAAGCGAATGATATGATGGATGCAGTTAATGCACAACTTATGAAAAGTTCGGATTCTCGTATGCCCATTACAAACTCTAGCCGATCAGTTACAACCAGAGGAAGACAACCGTCCTTTCAGGACTAACTTTCTCATAATTAAGGAGATGAAACATGTCTACTACTAAAGCATTTCGTGGTTTCATTCCGGCTCGCAAACTGGGTGGCGGATACAATAACGAAGCCGTCACGGATATGATTACGTTGACCTCTACGGGTCAGGCGCAGTCACCTTCTAATAGCATTTTTACTGGTGATCCGGTTGTTCTTCCGGGTGCA